ACCAGCAACATTTTCAGTACCACCACGTAAACCACTTTCTTGATGCCCATATATTAATGGTTTAAATAGTGATTGATATTGTTTTCTAATAAATAAAACACCAATACCTTTAGGAGCACCTATTTTATGCCCACTAAAAGAAGCGGTAGTACAAGATGACACCAAATGATTATCTAACAATCCATTTTCATTTATAACATTTAATTTAATATTAACTTTACCAATTGCTTGTGTTAAATCCAAATGAATAATATCTTTTTTATTCCACTTTAAATAACTCTCACAACCAGTTTCACTATTAATTAATGGCATTGTGATATATCCCTTTTTAGGTTTATTATTATATGCTAGTAATATTGAGTCATGTGATGAATCATCACACTTATATGAGAATGTTTTGTAAACCATTGAATTTGATTCACTAGCACCACTTGTAAAGAATATTTCTTTTGGTAGACAATTTAAATAATATGCTATCTTATTACGTGCTTTTTCAATAGCCATACGTGCTATTTTACCCTCTTTATAAACACTACTAGGGTTTCCATATTGAGACATTAAAAAGGGCTTCATTGCCTTTAAAACACGCCTATCTATGGGCGTAGTTGCAGCATTATCTAAATAAATTCTTTTCACTTTACCTCACCTTCCTTATTTTTAACAAAAGAGTATCATACTCATTTTATTTCTGTCAATGCTAAAAAAAAAGAATAGAGTAAAACCCTATTCTTCTTATCTAATTGTTAATACTTGACCTGGTATAATAATATCAGGATTATTTCCAATAACAAATTTATTTTGAGCATATAATGTTTGCCAAGACATACCATATCTAGCAGCAATACCACTCAAAGTATCTCCTTCTTGAACAGTATATTTTTCACCAGAATATTCTTGGATAGAAGACTCATCCATCCATCCTAAGTCACCAACTGTATTATAAGGATGTGCGCTACCAGCTGCAAATCTAGTAATAGTAGTAACTCTATTGCTAACACTACTAGCAGCACTTTCTGCATTAGAACTTACATATAAAGCTCCATTAACAATTACTTGTTGTCCAATAGCAAATTTTTGTGAAGTTGGTTCTTCATATTTAGTAATAGAAGCTTCATCCATCCAACCTAAATCTCCTGTAGTGTTATAAGGATGTGCTGCACCTGGAACTTTACGAGTAATAGTTGTGATTTTGTTATCTGTATTTCCTGCAGCAACTGAAGCATTTGAACTAGTATATAGAGCTCCATTAATAACAACCTTATCACCAATATTAAATTTATCACTTGGTGTTGGTGCTGGTGCTACTTCATCTTTAACTGCAGGATTATAAATAAATCCTCTAAATGAATAACTACCTCCAAGCCCCCAATTTCCATTGTTATTGTATCTATGTGCATTACAAAAGGCAATTCCACCATAGTTACTTTCAGATGTATAAACATGGTTATTATCATATACTGCTTCAACTATAGCAACATGTCCAGCACCATCATTACCACTTAATGTAGCACCTCTTTGCCATACCATGATAGCTCCTACCTTTGGTGTCATACCAACTGAAAGCCCAGCTTCTTTTGCTCTTTCAATAAAGTTTTCTGCATTACAATTTAATGTTTTATATTGCATTGAACCAATTATTTCATTAAAACGTCCACAAACATAGCCAACACAGTTCGCCAAGACATTACGACCTGCACAAGTTGGATAACCACTAATACACCAAGAATAACCTCCACCGTCACCATTGTTGTAAAACTTATTTCCATATTCTGGCAAACTTGTTCTCATTGTAAAAGCCATATTATTCATCCTCCTTTACTTCTTCAACATTTTCAATAATTGTGTCATCACCATATAGTATATCTACAGTATCTTCATTAAATGTTGTTTGAATTTCTACTGTTTTTTCTGTTACTTCAGCAACCTTTTTATTTTCTTTTGCCATTTTTATGTTCCTCCTTATTTTTTATTTTCATTTTCTTTAGTATTGTCTAATTCTACAACAGATATATTGACAGTTAATAAATCTTTAATTTTCACTAACACTTTATATCCATATATAACATTAGCTGCTTTCAATAAAATAATTGCACCACTAAGTGTAGTCATCATTTGTCCATTGATATTTGCAACCTTCATTGGACATACTAATGTAGATATATAAATTAAGGCCAATCCTAATAATGAAAATCCAGCCTTACTTATACCACCAATAAATTTTTGTTTGTCAAATTCATCTTTAAAATCTGCTAACTTTTTACCCATTATAATATTGGCTACCATTAAGCAAATTAAAGATAAAACAATTGTTACTACTTCAGGCATATCAAATTCCTCCTATCATTTAATAACTTTAAATTTTTCCTTTTTAATTTCACCAAAATCTCCACCATTAACACTGATATACATTTTATATTTATTAAAATCGCCACCATTTAATGATGCATAAATATATTTATCAGATACAACAGTAATAGAATTACTACCAAAAACCTGTGCTGAGTTAGTACCATCACCATTGAAGTGCATGTTACCAGCCCAATCTTTAGAATATGAATATATACCAACTGTTGCTACATCACCAGGTGTAAAGCCATTACTTTCAAGGGTTCCAAAACTATATGTAGTATCCGCATTATCAGTATCAACTAATTTAACCTCTGTACCGTTTTTAAACAACTTTATTCTATAGCCACTAATACCTGTAGAGCCATTTGTTGCCGCAGTCCAAGATATATTCAAATTTGCTTTAGGCGTTGATTCACCTTGGTCACAAGAGAGGTATGGTTGTCCTGGGTTACCAGGATTAACAAATCCTGTCTTAAATTCTACAACATTAGTATACGACCTACCAACTGCATTTGCAGAATTACCTCTTACATAATATGTTCTATTAGGGTCTAATCCAACAAATGTATTATCACTACCACCAAGAGTTTGTACTACATTACCAAAATTAGCCGTTCCTAATTCAAGATAATAATCAACAATACCAGCATTATTTGTATTTACTACACCAAAATATGCTCTAGCTGATTTATCACCTACAGATGTTACTGTTAAACCAGATAAACTTGGAGGGTATGCCACTGGTAATTCATATACACCAAGGTCTACATATCCAGGAGATGAAAGATTTACACTATCCCCTTGTGTTCCTACGGTAATAACACAACTATTAACACCTGTGCCTAAAAAAACAGTTTTTCCTACCCATCCACCATAATATTTAACATATCGTGCTGATGCTCCTCTTTGTTTAACAACCCAACTATTACCTTCAGCCCATAATGCCCAAGCATTTAAAGACCAAACAGTTCCAGACTGATAAAGATATGGCCTATATTCAAAATAAACTAATGTACCATTTCTAGATACATTTCTTATTTCTGCTCCAACCATTGCATCTACGTTAACTTTTTTCGCAGCAGCCTCTCCTATCCATGCCATATACTACACCTCCTAACTTGCTGTATTTATCCAAATTATTGTTTTTCCTGTTTGTTTTGAAGGCTGAGTACCTCCAACTTTTATAATAGTATTACCATCACTAATCACACCATAAGCATTTACTGCTTCTTTTACACGTGCAGGTGTCATTACTACTGATGTTGATATACCATTTGTTGCCTCAGTTGTTGTTGCAGCTTCCAAAGATAACACACCGTTTGTTAACTTTAATCCATTACCAGTGGTAACTTTAACATGTCCAAACATACTTGTAGTAGCCACACCAAAATAAGTTGTTGATGATGCATGGTTTTTTGTGGCCTTATCAGTGTAAAGTTCTGTAAAATTATCATTTAATATTTTTCTAAATACTGAACCAGCAATACCATTGTTTAATGTTTGTTGTGCCATACAATATTCCTCCTTTTATTTGTTTTTTTGATATTTTTTTTAATTGATTTTTTATGCAACTCTTTTCCACATATAAACAACTATATAAGGCTGTAGATTGCCACTATCACCAGTAGTCACATCTTTAGGTTCACTTATTTTAGCCCAAAATTCACTTCCAGCTAGTGGCCATACTGAGAAAATAGCATTTCTATTATGCTCTAATGTACTAAAGTCAACAATATTTTTTCCACCATAATCACCAGCAACATTATTATAAACTTGATTACCAGTAATTGTTTTGAAATAATGGTTGTGTGATTGTAAATATTTACTACCACCAGTCAAACCAGCGGTCTTAAATTCTTTTTGTGACGCATCTATACCAACTAATGTACGTCCAGTAGCAAATGCTTCCCAAGTACCACCAAAATATACAGATGGATTAGTATTATCTACACTTATATAAATTGAACCTACAGGATAAATATTAATTTCAGGTGGTTGATTTGATGTGCTTTTTCCATGCTTAACTGCCACCCAAGCATTAGATAGTTTTCCATTTTTTGTACATAGTTCTATAGAGTCTCCAACTGATAAAGACTCATTACTTTTGTTTAAAAGATTATTAACAAAACGTTTATTATCTGGTGGTATTACTGCATTTACTGTATCATCATCATTAACCTTTGTAACAATGGCAGAAATAAAAGATGTGATACCATGCCTTTGTAAACGAGTATCAATAATATCTTCAATTACTTTTTTGAAACCCGCTAATTCTCTAGTGTCAAAATCCATATTATATCACTCCTTTTTTATAATATTCTCTTCCAATATGCAACTACCTTATATGGTTGTAAGTTTTCCGCATTACCTTTTCCAGCACTTCTAGTATGAATAAAATCATCTTGACCTGCTAGATAACCAGAACCATAAGTTAAGTGATATCCTTTACCAGATGCACCACCATTTAAACTTATACTTTGAGTGTCATCAGCCCCCATCCAAGATAAACCTTTATGTCTATGTTCCTGCATATATTTACTACCACCTGTTTTACCAATAGTATCAAATTCAGTTTGAGAGACATCAATACCCACAGCCGTCATACCAACCAATTCACGTTCCCATTTAAAACCTAAATAGTTTGTATAATCTGTATTTGTAAAATCTATAAAACCCCTACCAACTGGATAAACCCTATCTAAAATAGCTGTTAGTTCATCACAATTTGTATTTACAACTCTCTTAATTTCATTCATATCATCTGCCTTAATTTTATTAATAGTAGGTATATTAGAATCTTCACTCACTGATACTTTATCTGCATAAGTTATTTTTGCCATATTTTACATTCTCCTTTCATATAATATTAAAGAGTAAATACTACATCTAAAGCATTACCTCCTCCTAGTTGATTAGTATTAGTATAAGTAGAAGGAATAGTAATAATATTTTCTGCCTCCATATTAAAATTAAAGTTATTTAAATTTGAACAGCTAATAGTCATTTGACTCTCATTTCCAATAGTATAAGAAATAGATTGTATTAAAAATCTTCCCCTCTTTAATTTATAAAAACTATCACTAAGATTAATTAAATTATTCACAAAAAGTAATGGATTAAAAGACACAGTAATACTCATTGTTGTCTTTAAGATACTATATTTTCTAAGTTCATAATTTGCACGTTGTTGTGCCAAATCATCACTATAAATATTACTGTCATTAATATATTCAACACGACATCCTATACGTTGGACACATAGTGGTGATACAGGATTAGTATTTTGTGCCATTGCTGAAAAAATCTTATTATTAATATTATCACCAACAATTTGTATCTCATTAATAGCATTTTCAAAATCATAATTAGCTGTAGCACCATAATAATCTCTTTGAGTATCCTCATAGTCCCACAAAGCAGTTTTTTGTATATCAAGTGTTGTTTCATTAACATTAATAAAACATAAATTTCCTTGCGAATTATAATATACTTCTGCATTTAAAATTGTACCAATTTCTAATAACATTTCCCCTAATGTACTTCCTGCATCTTTTGATAATGTATATGGCATTTTTAAGCCTTCAAAAACCCTATCATAAATAATAGGTTTTAAATCTATAGGATAACCAGAACCGTTATCTAAAGTTAAAATATCTATAATAGCCTGTTTAATATCTGAGTCTACTGGTATTTCATAAGTTGCTTCTAGTGTACCAGCTTTACCTTCTAATAAAGCAAATTTATCAACTAATGTTAATGTCACTTGTTTGTCAGAATCTTGGTGTGATGCAGTTGGATTTCCTAAAACATATATACCTCTAGGAAACCAGTATATTTGTCCATCAAATTCTAATCCTATATCAAAACGAAATTTATTATGAACCCAAATTGTGTTAATATTTGGAGTATATTTTCCATCAATATTTATTAAATTTATATTTACACTCTTTCTTTGACCATTCTGATAATTTTCTGTAAAGTTACCAGAATTAAGTATTATATCCTCTTGTGGAACCTCATAATTAATAGTTTCATCTGGATTTAGAACAAATAATCTAAAACATGATGTGTAATTAGGACGTTTTAAGACATTTGTTAGATAACTCATACTTATGCTAGAGCTATCTACAAGACGTAAAACTTCACCATATTTACCCCACAAAATACCCTGTTGAGTATTAGCTAAAGCTCTAGTATCATGCATATTATCTTCCTATAATCGTAATGTTATTTGAATTTTCAACTTCTACCCAATTAAATGTAATAGAATTAGCTTGTTCATTAGTAATGTCATCTAATTGTGATGATGAATCTGTAATCATTACAAGCATAGCATTACCCTTTCTATCTTTTAATAATTTAATGTGACCGTCTGCACAAAATTTATTCCATTCATCTAACATTATTGCTGGTTCAATATATTCTCCCAAACTATTAGTAGTTTTCTTAATATTACCTAACAAACAAGTTAGTGAGCCTTGAGAGTAATTTAATTTTCCAGAGGATACTTTTGGAAAACGTGTAAGGTTATTGTATACTGTATTATTTAATGTTTGTGTTCTTGCAGCACTTGCTATATTTAAATTAAACTTCCAAATATCACCTGTTGCATAATATAAACCATTTTGATTTGTATCTGGAACTATATTAGTTAAAGACCAATCCCACCAACATGTCTTTACATTATTTGACATTACTGCTTCTGAAATAGCTCTATCATCTTCTTTAAAAATATAATATTTATAATTTGTATCATTTACAACATTATAATCTGTAATAGATAAATCACCATCACCAAGTTTAGTAACATAAACTAATTGATTTGTATCTTTAATTTCACGATATACAGAGAAATTATATCCTAAAGCAATATTGGCAATACCTTGAGATGTGGTAGTGGCATCATCAAACGTTACTAAGAAACGTGAAGAATTATTCAATGTTGGCTTATACTTAGTATTACTAAATACATTTTCATTAGCAGATGAAACCTCCTCTAAGTGAAAGAAGTCTAATTTTACGTTATTATGTACTGTAAATTTTGTTAATAACATATTTCATCCTCCTTTTTATGCTGTTGGGAATATTTCTTCTATCCTTATTCCCCTTTTTGTTATTTGAACTTTCCACCAATGATTACAAATACGTTCAAGTGACGTACCACCTTCTGTCCAAATGTAAGTATCATTCCAAGTCGCATTATCATCCCAAACATAGTCGGCATTAATTTGTGCAATACCAGTAGAAGATAAAACAAAAGTTTGTACTGTATTTAAATAAAATGGTAGTGTTAAACTAGTATTAGGCTTTTGTTCAAATATTAATGTATTTTTATCTATTTTAATATTAAAGTTACCATTAGTACCTGCACCATCTGTAAAGGCAGAAACTAATTCTACAACTTCTGTATATTCACCATTATCATTATAATAAAAATTACCATCTGGGCTAAATTGAAATGTAATATTAAAATCATCTGGTAATACACATAAACCATCTGATGTAGCCCAAGTAATTGAGTAGTCATCAGTATATAAAGAGTTTGAATTGTTATATGGTGTATTATAAAGGTATCGTATTCCACCATTACCACTTTTATACGCCATATCATGTTCAATTGGTGTAACCCAAGTAACCTTAATAGCATTTTGTTTACTATCAAAAACTGCTTTTGGCTGTTGCAAATATTCAACAATTCCATAGTTAACATCAAATGAATATAGTTCAGTTGTTGATATAGTTCCCATATCATTTTCAACTGTCATTCTTATATAATATTTACTACCAGTTCTAAACCCATCATATGTATACTCTAAATTAGCAGAATAAACTCTACCAGTTGTTTTCACTAAAACCTTATTACCATTGTCATCATCTTTATAAATGTCAAATTGATGATATACAATAGGAATATTATCTGTTTGCATATATTCACCTTGAAATGTGTGATATTTCAATGTTAATTGAGATGGTACATTGTTAATAGCTACAACTGGTGTCTGTCTAGCATATACAATATAATCTGGTATTGTTTCTATAAAATCAGAACAAACATTGTACTTTGTTCCGACACTTGGACTAACAGAGAATGGACTAGCAACTGTAGCAACACCTGTATTTAAATTATAAGCTGATATTACTCTAGTCTGACTATTAATTATTAAAGACATACCAACTTTAATATTAATATTTGGTTGTAAGTGGATATCTGTAGTTGAACCAGCAGCTTGTACTAAACCATAAGTAATTAACATATCAGCAGTTGGTTGATATAATCTCACATGCCATTTATAGTTAGCACCATTGCTTAATCTTACATCACTAGCATTAACAGGAATTGTTAATATATCACCATTATATAATTTATTAGTTA